CTTCTTCTCCTGACACAACACAGCAATTACCTGAGGAGATTTATTTTGTAGATAGAAAGTCATTAGAGACTAGAGAGATGGTTGAGTTTGAATTAGCATCAGCTTTTGATCTTGCTGGAGTACGCATTCCTAAAAGGCAATGTTTACCGGCAGATTTTCCTGGGATAGGTACTTACGGGTGACTTGGCGTAATGATGCTTTGGCTGCAGCAAAAGAAGCAGCTCCTTCAGAATCTTGTGGCCTTCTTGTTTGTCTAAAAGGGAAGCCCTTTTATTGGTCGTGTAAAAATTTAGCGGATGAGAAAGGAGATCAATTCATCCTCGATCCAGATGATTACGCTATAGCAGAAGAGGCAGGAGAAGTTCTTGCTGTAGTTCATTCTCATCCACAAACACCTCCTACCCCAAGTCAAGCCGACTTAGTGGCGTGCGAAAAGAGTGGATTGCCTTGGCATATCGTTACCCCAGAAGGACTTTGGGGAGAGTGTAAGCCAACTGGATATAAGGCTCCAATGATAGGGCGATCATGGGTATGGGGCGTGCAAGATTGTTGGACTTTAGTAAGGGACTATTACATTGAAAAAGGGCATAAATTAGTTGACTGGGACAGGCCAAATAGCCCTTTAGACTTTCAAATGAACCCAACATTTGATCGTTGTTGGAGCGCTACAGGGTTTAAAGAATTAGAACCAGAGGAGCAATTAGAGGAGGGAGATTCAGTATTAATGAGTATTCGTAGCCCTGGGTTAAATCACATGGCAGTCTATATAGGAGACCAGACTGTTTTACATCACATGGAGGGAAGACTAAGTTCGCGTGACTTATACGGCGAGTGGCTACTAAAATGCACAGGAAGGAGGCTTCGTTATGTTGCGCAAGGTTAGACTCTACGGTCAACTTGCCAAGTTCATTGGCAAAAGAGTATTAGAGGCTGACATCAGCAGTGCAGCAGAGAGTGTCAAATTTTTAGTTGCAAACTTTCCAGGAGCAGAACAGCACATAGCCCAGAACCATTACAGAGTTCAAGTCGCCGGAACAGATTTAACGTTAGAAGAAGTTGGACTACCGATTGGAGCGGATGACGTAAAGATCATTCCAGTAGTAGGGGGTGCAGGAGGAAAGATGAACTGGAAGATCATTGCTGGAATCGCATTGATTGGTATAGCAATATTGGCTCCAGGGGCAGGAATGATAGGGGCGAGCTTTGGGGTTACAGGTGGAACAACAGCGGGAGTGGCAGGAGCGACAGCAACTGTAGGAGCTGGTTTTTGGGCAGGAGCTGCTGCGTTCGCAGGAAACATAGGTATTGCTTTAGTGCTTAGTGGTGTGTCAGATATGCTGACTCCAACTCCAAAGACACCTGAATTTGAGGATGATCCAGTTAATAGCTTTAGTTTTAGTGGGGTGCAGAATACTGCGAGAGCAGGAACGTGCGTCCCTGTTGTATATGGGGAAGTTTTAACAGGTTCAGTTGTTATTTCTGCTGAACTTGATGTCGACGAGGTGCCAACATGATGAAAATTATCGGATCAGGTGGAGGTGGAGATGATGAACAGCGGACACCAGTAACGGAACCCGATTCATTAGACTCTAAGAGTTACGCAAACATTCTTGATTTAATAAGTGAAGGAGAATGTGAAGGATTAAAAGATGGATTAAAGAGTGTTTATTTTAATAATACCGTTCTTCAAAATGCAGATAATACTTATAACTTTGATGCTGTAACTTTAGAACAAAGAGTAGGTACAGATCCTCAAACATTGATAAATGGGTTTGGAGCAACAGGAACAACTGTAGGTATTAGCGGAGGAGCTGTAACGAAAGCATCTCCTTGGACCGAAACTGTATATAGTGGGGCGAGCCATTCTTCTGGAGTCAGGAATGCTAATGCACCACATGCTTTCAGGGTGGTATTAAAGATACCTGCTCTTCAAAATGTAACTGACGAGGGGGATATTTTAGGAACATCTGTACGTATAAAAATACAATTAGAGATAGACGGATCGGGATCTTGGTTAGAGAGGCATGATCATACGATAACTGGTAGAACGGGCGATTTATATGAGAAAGATTTCATTGTTTATCCTCCATCGAATTGGGCTACAGAGCTAAAGATAAGAATGGTTAGGGAGACCGGTGATGCTGATGATCCGACAAGGCTCTCCAACCTTACGTTCTTCTCAAGTTTCGTTCGTCTTGTTTATGCAAACAATACCTATCCAAATAGTGCAATAGTCGGATTAAGGCTGTATGCAGAGCAATTCGGTCAATTGCCAAAAAGGTCTTATCTTTTCAGAGGAATAAAGGTACGTATTCCGAGCAATGCAACTGTAGATTCAACAACAGGAAGAGTTACATATTCAGGGACATGGAACGGAACATTTGGAGCAGCTCAATGGTGCAATGATCCGGCCTGGTGCTTATGGGATTTACTTACGTCTCAGAGATATGGGCTTGGGGATCATCTATTAACAAGGGCAGAGAAAGCAAGTTTTACTGGTGATGCTTCCAGATTAGATAAGTGGGCTTTTTACTCTGCGTCCCAGTATGCAAATGAGTTGGTTGATGATGGGTTTGGTGGAACAGAGCCTCGATTCTCCTGCAACGTAGTTTTACAGGGTAAATCAGAAGCTTTTAAAGTTATAAATACAATGGCCTCTGTCTTCAGAGGGATGGCTTATTGGAGCGCAGGAAGCGTCACGGTGACGCAGGATAAGTTACAAGATAGTAGTTATTTATTTACGCTTGCGAATGTAGGACCAGCAGGTTTTTCCTATTCAGGTAGCAGCCAAAAGACGAGAGGAACTGTTGCTGTAGTTAAATATTTCGATAATAGTCTCCGAACTTATGCGTATGAAGAGATTAAAGATACAACTGCGATGAGTAAGTATGGTGCGATCGTCAAAAATGTAGCGGCTTTTGCTTGTACTTCTAGAGGCCAAGCTCAAAGGGTCGGGAAGTGGCTTCTTTATTCTGAGGGCAATGAAACCGAGACTGTTTCATTTAGGACAAGTATTGATGCAGGTGTAGTTGTTAGGCCAGGGATGGTAATTGATATTGCTGATCCTGTGAAAGCAGGACAAAGGAGAGGAGGTCGTGTTGGGTTTGGTGGGCCTGGTATTGGTACGAATACACTTTCCACTATTGTCATTGATGGAGATGCTTCCAACACAAATCTTCCTGCTGATGGAGTCTCTTATACAAGGACACTGCATGTTGTTTCTCCTACAGGAACAGTAGAGACAAGACCTATTAGTTCTATTCAGAAACATACTGGATATTCTTTAGTTACTGTTCAGACCGACTTTGACGCTATTCCTAATGCAAACAGCATCTGGATCATTGAAACAACAGGAGGGACTTCAGCGGAAAACATTCAAACAACTCAGTGGAGAATAATTTCAGTAGAAGAAGTAGATGGTCTTGAGTATCAGGTAGTAGCACTTTCTTATAACAGTTCAAAGTACGCAAATATAGAAAGTGGGATTGCCTTAACCCAAAGAGATTTCAGCAACTTAAATGAGATTCCTGATTCGCCTGTCAATCTAAGGATGACTCAATACTTATATAAGAAAGGGGATTCTGTCAGAGCAAAGGTTGTTGCTTCTTGGGACGCTGTTTTAGGAGTAAATGAATATGAGGTTAGATGGCAAAAGGATAGTGGTAATTGGCAAGTACATAGACAGCAAGGGCCTGACGATGAGTTGCTGAACATTACTCCAGGGACTTATACCGTCAAAGTGTTTAGTGTTAACGCGCAAGGAGTAGCGTCCAATGCACCGTTATCTGGATCGTTTAACGCTACAGGTAAAACTGATCCTCCAAGTGATGTAACTGGTTTTGCATATGAGATAGATCCTTATCTAGGTGTAATCCTTAAATGGAACAAGTTGGTAGCAACTTTAGCCACTAACTTCAAAGATCTAGATGTTGTCGGCTACGAAGTAAGAACATCAACTGGAGGATCTGCTCCTTCTAATTGGAGCTTTGATGACGCTACTTATGGGGCAGATTTAATAGCGAGAGTTACTTCTAATAGATTCAAGGTAGGAACTGTCGCTCCAGGTACTGTTAATTACTACATAAAAGCGTATGACAGTGAAGGAAATTACAGCACTAATGCAGTTTCTATAGCAGTAGCTATTGCAGCTCCAGCAACTCCTTCTCCTAGTGGCGTCATAGAAGGCGGCTCCTATTTCTTAACTTGGACTCCTGTTGTTATTACAGGCAAATATACAATTGATTATTATGAAGTTTATAAGGATGGTACGACAGCAGGAAACTTATTAGACAAGACAGATACAACAAGATTCACTTCTATAGTTGATTGGCAAGGAGATAAAACTTTTTATGTTAAGGCTGTAGATATAGCAGGGAATGCCAGTATAGCGGGCAGTGTCGTTGTAACAAATGCTCCTGCATCTGCTCCTACTATTACGTCCGCCTATGAGGATAACTTACTGAAATTAAGCTGGTCTGAAGTACATGGAAACATCCCAACTCGTGCTTATTTAGTAAAGCAAGGTACTACCAGCCAAACATTTGCACAGGCAGTAGAAAAAGGTCGAGTGAAGGGTACAGCTTTTACTATTGATGTTACTTGGAATAGCACTCAGAAATTCTGGGTAACAGCGGTTGATGAGCAGGGCAATTACGGGTCAGAAGGATCTGTAGAAGTAACCTTTAATGCTCCTTCTATTCCAACACTTACAAGTTCCTTCTTGGGAGAGCAAGTCAAACTTGCGTGGGGAGCAGTAACAGGATCTCTTACTGTCTCTGAGTATGAACTAAGGAGAGGGAGTACTTTTGGAGCTGCAACAGTTTTAGGTAAGGTTG